TTAGTTCCAATGAAATCCCTTGAAGCTTGTGCTTGTGTTGCAATACGTTCTGGAATTGTTTCAGTAATTGTTGCCATTAGTTATCGTCCTCCTCTATTATAAATTGAGAACCATCTGCATACCACCAGTCAATCCACTCAGGTTGTCCGAGTTCAATATCCTTAATTGATGTTGCCTTTAAGGCAGCAAATAAATCTCCATAAGCCCGCCACAGTCTACCTGTACTTGGGTCAGTCCAAACAGTGTGCCAACCTGGATGTGATGCAACATAGGTTTTGGTTATATTAGTTGCTCCATGCCTCATTCTATAAACTGTCTGTGTTATTCCTGTGCAACCTGGGACTTTATCTGTGACACTTGGATAACCAGCTGCTGGGCCTACAAGGTAACTATAAAGTAACAAATTATGTTCTGAAGTTTTATCAGGTTCATCAGTTGTTCCTTCTTTCAATTCAGATTTATGATACATTCTTCCCATCCAAGGAAAAACATTATTTCCACTCCAAGCTCCACTTGCTCCCCAAGTTCCTGCACCAGTCCATGTTGCTGTACCTACAACTTCATCAAAGTATACGCCTTCGTACTTTCCACAGACATGAGTTTCATAGGGTATTGTTCCTCTACTTGTATCACTATACTCATTACTATCTGGGTCATGTACATAAACTTGTGCCCCAAAATGACTTTCATTATACACCGTAAAAGGAAACGTAATATGGTTACAGTCACCACTTCCAAGAACTCCTATATATTCTTCCTTCATTTGAGATGTATACGAGTTAGTTCTATCATACAGAAAAGCATGGACATTACAATACCTAGTAGGCAAATCATTTAATCTGCTTGTAGATACATAAGAATCACTTACGTATTTATCATAGAATAATACATAATTATCTTTATCTACATAAGAAGAAGGATTATACACTGTCCATTCTTGCTTCCAGAAACCAAGCATATATGTACTCTGCCAGCTTATATATCCTTCTATATGTTGTTGTGTATAACCTGGGTCGTTCCATGCAGGGTCTCTTTTATTTGCTAAAGTGCACCTAGGTGGAGTAGTAACTCCATAAGCATTTGAAGGAATCCACACATATCCATCTGGATGGTCATAAATACCTCCATCATTCACCCAGCATTTTTGTCCTGTTGAACCACTATTCACTGCAGAAATTTCCGGAACTAAGTCCGCTGGAAATTTATAAGTAACATTTTGTGCATTTCCAATAGTTATTTTTCTGCATATTCCACATGCTATCCAGTACATACCTATGTATGAAGGAGATGGAACACCAGGCTGTACATCACCAGGACAAGTCCACCCACCATCTTCTACTGAGTATGTTCCAGCCAGATTTGTTGTAGAAATATTTGTTGCAACAAAATCTCCCCAGATAGGCCAGCCAAAACCAATAAGACCAAATGTGTTAAGAAAGTTATCAACAGTAAGGTCTGTCTTTCCTGACTCCAGCCAACCTCCCCAATCCTGTGCATCAGGAGCAGGAACAGGAGCATAAAGAAGTGTCCAATCCTGAGCAATCTTCATTCTCATAATGCGTTTTCGCTTGAGTACTTCTTCAGGAACGCCTTTAATCTTAGGATAGAAAACTTCAGCGACTTCGTTTCCGAAGATGGAAGAAACCTTAATATATGCACCAACTTTGTTGTAAACTGTCAGTGCATACTGCTCAAGGTTATTGAACGCCATCAAGTTTCGAAGTTTCATCAACTGTAAGTTTGCCAGACCTAACAGCTTTCTTGCAGCTTCTTCATCACCTTTATAAACATAACTTGTAGTTTTAGCTAATGCTGGCAACGCCTACTCCAGTAAACAAGGGGAAACTTACCTTGTGCTTTCCAAGTATTATGCTAACAACAGGGCCGAGAGCAGTAGCAAGAACAAGCAAGTCCATAACGTCAATACTGAAATCCGACCCTTCTACATTCTCAACTAGTAAACCAATAAATCTTCCAATATCATCACTGTTAAGGTCAACCTTTACTGTTGATTGGTCAAGTGGACCTGTCAAGTTAATCCTGTACTCAGTCTTCTCATCATTATCACAGATGACTGTAACATCAAGATTACCATGTTGATATCCACTTAATATAACTGACCTAACTTTCTTCTGTTGTGGTATACCAAGGTCTGTTGAAGGAACCTGAAAGAATGCTGTTATTTCAGTTCCGTTATCAGTGTCTCCACTGAGTTCCATAATCCCAGTCTCTCCAGCACCAATAACCTTGTCCCCAAATACAGCCAGACTATTTAAGTCAACACCCATGTACTGGGATGGTGCATCAATTTCTGTGTTCAATGCTATTCAAAGTGTTCTCATCTGACATACCTCAAGACATAGTTTGCAAATCTTCCGCCTACACTCATTCCTCCGTTACCACCGAAGACAGGAAAATTAACATCCCCAGTTACTTGTGGATTATCTATCATCGTACCTGTTCCACTAAACAACGGAAAGTCAGCGTCTCCGTTAGCAACCTTCCCAACTGTCATTGCTGCAACACCATTAAATTTAGGGTGTTTTGCAGCTTGACCAAAAGGATACTGAATTTGCATTGTCCCAGAAAGCCCAAATTTTGGTATTTCTTGAACCGAACTTCGAGCTCCTGCGTATGCAATACCTTTGAAGACAGGAAAGTTTGCCTCACCAGCAAAGCCAAGTCCTGTATATGCAGCAGTCTCAAACAGAGGAAACTGTGCTGAACCCCACATAGTAATATTGTATTGACCTTCTACTGCATCAGCTGTTGTCAGATCTTCTGTCGTTGAATTGTTGTATTGTGCATTTCCCTGCATATTCGCGTTGACATTTACAGTGTTGTTAATAAGGCAATATGCAAATGTCTGATTCGGTGTCACAATACTTGCCATAATTAAGTCTTCATCAATCTCAGCAAAAATATCCGCGCCTGCAATATGCGTCATCCAGTCATTAGTTGTAAGCGCATCTGTAAACTCAGCGTCTGTAGGCAAACCAGGATCAGGAACTAAATCTTCGCTTGATGTAACGTGCTCGATGTGATGATCAAGGATTGCATAAGCTTCAGTTGGAACATCAAAGCTTGCTGTCCAAATAGCCTTTCCTTTTACAATTCTAAGTTCGTCTATCCAGCCATTAAGTGCCCATGCACCATCTCCATTTCTTGCTCCAACTGTAAGATTACTCGTAAGATTAGGATAACTGTTTGAACTTGTATATTCAGTACTAATTTGATTACCGTTCATGAACCACTTAAATGAGTTACCTGCTCTTGTAAAAGCAAAATGATACCAAGTATTTGTAGACAGACCTGGAAGATTTCTTGATGGGTCAAGGTTTCCACTCCCTCCACGTCCTGTGGCGTACAGTCTATATACACCTGACGTATTACCGAGAAGTAATGTCCACCTATTATTATCATCATCTCTTTGGCCTACAAACATAGCAAAGTTTCCGCTAGTAGGAAGAGCAGCAAACCGTACCCAAAAATCTATTGTAAAATCTCCTGTACCAAGATACCAGTCAGCAGAGTCTGCTACATAAACATAATCAGTCGTTCCATCAAACAGAATACTTGCTGCACCAAACTTCTTTTGTGCAGTATCTATCTGAGCATGACCAGCACGAGTAACAGATTTATGTGATGGAGATGAATCTACAATAGTAGTCGAAGCATCATTTCCCTCCCCATGCAGCAAAAGAACAACACTTGAATCAACTTCAGTATCTGTTGTATCTCCACCAAACTCTATGTGTGAAGCAAGAGAATCTGTTATTTCATCAGCGTCAAGACTATAGGCTTCTGTTGGAGGAGTAAAACCTTCTGTCCAACGAGCAATACCCTTGGAGATACGAACCTCGTCTACCCAGCCATATAAGTAGTATCCACCAGAAGCACCCCAAGAACCTACATACAAAGCAGAAGCAAGATTAACAAGAGAATCAGCATCAGTACATCCACCTACATCAACACCATCATAGTAAATATTCCAGGTACTTCCGTTCCTTACTAAGGCTACATGATGCCAAACTCCCGTTGTTATAGTTATAGCTGAAGAAATAAAACTTATAACAGCAGAACCACTGTTGACAAACTCGTATTTTAGATAATAACTGCCACCTATATTACTAATACGAAAGTTCCAGTGTGTGCTTGTATTGACATGCTGAGATATATACATCTGATGACTTCCGGATGATGGAAGGCTTGAATGTCTTACCCACAGGTCAATCGTAAAGTTTCCATCAAAGTGCCAATCATCACTATCTGCAGCATACACGTATCCAGCATTAAATAGTCCAGAAGCAGCACCAAACTTAAATTGTGCGGTATCTATCTGCGCAGATGTATCTCTTGAAGTCAGTGTTCTGTGAGTAGACGAACCATCTCTGAACGTAGTTGCTGCATCAGTACCTTCACAGTGCATTAAAAGTTTAGTATATGTATCAACACCTACTGGCATAGTATCCTCTCAGAAAAGGGAGGGGACTTTCACCCCTCCAGTTTTATGCATCAGCTGCATTAATAGTGATTGTGACTCGAAGAATATCATCATCAACCACTGACTTCGAAGAACCGAACTGGCTTGCGCAGTACATAACACCACCACCTGCAGTATCACCTTTAGTGCTTGCGCCTGTTCCACCACCAACTAGTGCACCACCATAAATTGTCTTTGTAGCACTGATTGTAAAGGTAGCCTTGTTCGCTGAGTTTGTCAGTGATTTACTTGACGAAGCAGCCTCAACATACTCAGGTCTGGTTGCCTCATCATATGCAGTTGACTCAGTATACACTGGTGTTGCATAGGTCGTATCTGCATCAGGAGTTGTATTCGACTCAAAGATTACGACATACCAGGTTGTTATCTGTATAGTCGCATGAAACATGACATCGAGGAGTCTGTTGAGACCCTCATCTGTACATATATTTCCGCTGATATCAACCGGCGTAACCAGTCCCCATTCGTAAAGCGAACCACGCTGTTTTCTTCTGAGATGTTCAACTTCCCAGATTGAATAGGCAAGAAATCCGTGTTTGTTAAAAGCAGCCCGCTCAACTTCTGCACCCCATCTGTCCCCGAATTTAGACCTTTCCATCTTACGCACCCTCCTCTGCCAGTGTTATCTGGAAGCTATCAATAGTGATTGTAGCCCCAACTGAGATGCTCGTAGAGCTGGCATTAAGCTGAGCACCGGAGGTTCCGACTGAACCGTCAATTCTGGGATACTCATAGGAACTGTCGAGAGCACCTGCATCAGTGGCGTTTGCATAAAGCCTATACCATCCGGCTGTCCCAGCAACCAGTCCTGTCCCAGACCACACAGGAGTTTCCTTTGCGATAACGCCTGCACTTGCAAGACCAAACTCCAGGCCGTTTGCAGGTGCTCCTGCTACCCATGCACCACTGCCCAGTGTTATCTTAGCGAGTAAGGTTCCTGTCTTTGCAGCATCCGCACTTGTCGGCTGGGTTCCACTGTATATCTCGAGGATACCATCCTTGAAAATATCTCGTAGTGAGTTGCCAACAACTTGAACAATTGTAACTGTTGCACCCTCAGTCTCAGCTTCCAACGACCCTGTTGCAACAGTAATCGTACCTGCTGCTACCGACAGTAGGGTGAAAATCTTTCCGTTATTTCCTGCACCTGCTCCAGCAAACCCCGTTACGAGAACTGCATCACCGACTGAAAATCCAGCAGTAACAAATCCATTTCCAGTATCTGTAAATGAATCAGGACTTGCACCACCATCTACGGCAGCAATTCCAGTTCCTGTAAGTATGACACTCGTTCTTCGTGAAGGGGCACCACTAAGAATCAGGTTCCTTAGTTTCGTGCTAAATCTGAACGCCATAGTGAATCCTCCTTATTCTTGGAGAAGTACAATATACTTCCCGTTGTGATAGACCCCTGCACCGTAGAGTGCCGAAGGGTATTTCAACCTATCCTTTGTTACACAATCAGCCTGTCCGTTTGCTCCACCCACCCAGATTCCATTCTGTGCTGTCCAGATAACTACCTTTCCGGTTTTGGCTGGTCCAGCCACTCTCGCTGCTTCGCACCGTACAGCCGTGCCAATTACAGGTGGAGAGTCGCTGACTTGTTCGCGAGTCATTGTGTCAGGATTATCTCCTTCAAGGAATTCTACACCTGAATCTGTTCCCACATACAGTCCATCAGAGTCCCTGTCAGTTGCACCATACGCCGCCTTAACAAGCCGGATACTCCCTTTGAACTGTATGAAATTCCTTGCAAGGTCAAACCAGCCATACGCATACGGTTCACTGTGCCACAAGACATCATCTACGACAGCATAGATTCTTCCTTTATAAACTTCAAGCATGGTGATGTGGGCTGGTGGGCCGCTAAACACTCGAGTTGTAGCTGGCCCCACGTAAGTATCGGCTTCCCAATAGTAGGAAACTCCGCCTAACACATAACCAAGCTCTTGTCCATTCGCATAATAGACTCTGTCTTTCGCCTTTGCAAAATACATTTTTAGGTTTGGTGTTAACCCACTGCGTATTCCTGTCCGAGTGTAGTCTGTATTCAGCTGATACAACGCTGTTCCACTAACAAAGAAGCACACATCGTCTTCGGCAAAAATACTGTGGGAAGCCCAAGCACCTTTTAGTGTCTGACCAGTCCGTCGACTTATCCTGCCACTTGTGTCAACGTCTATGTTATAAGCAGTAGCAAGGTCAACAACACCTTTCTCAGCATCAAACACTATTCGTACAGGGTCTGCAATTACGTTCAGACCTTTCGAAGCCTTCAAAAATGGAACAGTTTTATAGGCCATCACACGCTCCACACGCCGCGTCTCAGGTGTCCCCGACGCTTTTCAACCCAGCCTTTAAGTAACATTAGTGCCTTATCAGCCTCTCGCTCATAGAAACTCGTGTTAGGCCTTTCACCCTCAAGACCATCTTCAATAATAGAAAAGCCTATTGCCGACGCCTTGTTTACTAACAAACCCCTGTGCAAATAATCAGGAATTGCAGACGGGGTGTCAGTATTAGCCGTCATGAGAGCTGGTGTATAGTATCCAAGACAAATCAACGTGGTTGCAGTTTCAGGTACCTTTGCGTACCACAGTGTAGAACCTTCAACTGCTACATGTTCAACATCACCTGCCTCAGTAAGGTCAGGATGATTCTCAAGGAGTTCAAAAACGCCTCCGTCAAGAACAGAAAGTTGTCCTTCACTTGTTCCACAATACAACAGTCTTCCATCGAAGTTTCCTGTTATAGTTGTGTAGGCCTGTGAAAGCACAGTGTCCACAGTGAAGAGAGTTTTAAGGGAGGGGAGAGTTGTCTCTCCCGCTACCCATCGATAAGCCTCGTTGATATAGTCTTGGATAGAAGCCAGCACATCAGCCCGCTGGTCCTTCAAGTTAATTCTAACTTCTGTTACTATCTCACCTAAGTTCATATTGACACCCCGTCCAGAAAGTCAAATTTTTGTACTTCCTGGGTATACTACTTTCCAGGAATATCCGTTACTAACAGATGCACGCGACACTTGCCGGCCGTGTACGTCCCAACGTTAGTCAAATAGAGACAGACACAAGGAACAGTTGTTGCAGCTCCTATAATGATTGCCGGTGCTGGATGCAAACCAGTCTTTACGGCATCTTCGTAGTCGGAACCTGTTGCAGTAGTAACTTCATAGTAACCTGCAGTTGTCCAGGTTACATCTGCTGAAGTGATGAACTCATCCTGGTCGATATCAGTAACATCACCGCCAGTTGTGATGGCATCAGTTGCAAGTGAACCTATACCGAGCGTTCCTGCTGGTGTACCCCCTGCAAATACTGTAGTTACCTGAATATATGCTTTCAGGACTATGGTAACCCTTCCAGCTACCGGAAAGCTGAAAAGCTGGGCAGCTTTCGCAACAGCATCAACTGCCACAACTTCGCCTGAGGTCAACCAGTACGGGTTTTCAAGCACGTTGGTTCTCAGGTCTGTCCTTCTGTAATCTATTGCCGTTACTGTAGACATATTATGTCCTCCTTGTTAAGTTTGTTAGGAAATAAGAACGTACTGAGCAAAAACCTCAAACGTTCCTTCAGTTGAAGCACTACCAGCTGCGATAGTAACTGTAATGCTTCCGCTTCCATTGGAGAAATACTTGCTTCGGTTAGAAGCAATGGTATCCTTAATGGAGCACTTTATGCCTGCCACCGTAGGTTCAGATATGTCGGTCGTGATGAAGTATGCAGTGTTTGCTGTTTCACCATTACCTGCAAAACCGACTGAAATCGTAGGCGCACCACCAACATACGCTGTAGTGATGTTCAGCCACACATCGGTGACAAAGGCATACCGAGGTAACTGAATGACATAGTACGTATCGTCGTCAGGTGCAACCATCAGACGAGACGCTGCCATCATATACCTGTCAGAAAACCTGTGTCCGAATCTCTCTGTTGCCATCAGTCACCTCCGCTTACAGCTTTGTAGCGTAGCTGCGGCCTGTGATTATACCGAAGTCCTTGCTCTGGAACCGAGTCTTTTTGCAACCGAAGATGCCACCACCTCTTATCATGATGTACCTCTTTGCATCCTTTTCATAAGGAACAAAGGCCATAATCGAGGATTTGGATTCGCCTGCACCACCCCAGGCAAAACATGCAGCCTGAGCACCGAGAAGAATATTGTTGTAAACAGCAGAGTTTGTGCTGGATACACGAATACGCTCGCTTTTGGAAACCAGCATTCCATTATACTCAAACTC